AAAATTAGAGAAAACTATGCATATGATACTTATAAAGAGCCAGAGGGTTCCATCATTTCAGTTGATGTAGATCCTGAAACTGGTTCTAGATCTTATAGATTTGGGGCTGGATTTTATGGGTCTATGCTAACTCTTTTAACTTTGATAGGATTAGGGGCGGCTAAACTTAAAGGAGTATTTGGAGGAGGTAGTTCGACTAGTTCTACTGATCCTCCCTCGGTAGAATGAAAAGATTTTTAGCATTTTTACTGCTACCCTTTCTGCTTACATCAGGTGGAAATTCTCTTGCCCCACCTGCAAATGATGTTTGGTTTGAATATCATATAGAACCTACCCAATACTGGCCTGTACCAAATTCTTCTCCTCACTTTACTACTGCGTGGTATGAAGAAATAACGCTTCCTTACTATTATTATCCTAATGGTACTATAAGAGGTATTGAATTTTATATTATTCACAATACCACACATCAAATAAAATTTGAAAATGTAGGACCTAATTTATCAGGCTGGCCTACAACTTGGGATAGAGTAAACCATCAAGTTAAATTCTACATAGATGAAGGTCCTTTTATAGACAGACTTTTAGGAGTAAATTATTTTACCGAAGGGGGAGGCTCTCATACGATGTGGTGTACCTTTGATGGGACTATAGATGGACTTGGGTGCAGTGGATTTACGAGCCCTAAATCATTTAAAAAGCACTTCAGTCGTGATACCCTTACTTTGGCTGCTGCATTAGATTGGATAAACGGGCCTAGAAAACCAGGATTTACTGTAAGGGTTGAGGGGCGTACTAGGTTTTTATTTGATTGTCCTGAGGACCTATGGGTAATGCAGTTTTTAGACCATAACTCAGTTAATCTAAGAGTTAGATATATTTTAGAATAAATAATTTAGATTCCTATATATTAATATGAACCCTTATGAAAAACTATACGACTTATTGATTGAGGAAGCTCCTCCTTATTGGGGACATACAAAAGCTGACAAATCTAAAGGAGTTAAAGTAGGGGGAACAGCCGAAGCAATGAAAAAGGCTCAAGCTCGGGGCGATATTCCTAAGAAGATGAACATCTTTGCTTTAATGTGGTCAATGAAAAATAAAGGAGACAAGCCTCATTATAAGCCTGGGGTAAAGGGGAAGCTCAAAAAGAAATATAAGGATAAGTAATTATGGGTTTTGGAAATATGAATATAAAAAATAAATTTGGCTCTGCTGCTTCTATAGTACGGGCTGCCTTACCTAAAATAAGAAATACTACTTCTCGCCCAATACGAAGACCTGGAGGCGGGTGAGGGGGGAAATAGCTCTTTCAGTTGAAAGAATAAATTATGGTAAATGTACTCCCTGGCCCCTATGTATGTATTGAACTTTCTTCAGAGCTTATGCTTACGATTTCGTTATCAATTGAGCAAACAATCACTCAGATGACTACGGTTAGCTTTAGGATATTGGGGGGTATTAGTATTGATGGAATAAGTAGGAGACGATGCATCCCGCACTATTCAGCAGAAACCCTGCAGCTCAACCTAGACGAGGGCTGTGCCGCTCAAATGAATCAAAAATATACGGCTCTATCAATGGGAGGAAATCCCCCCATGCTCTTTGACGAGGCTGCAGGGGGATTTGTAATGGCGGGTCGTTTATTTACTAAGTCTGCCCCTAAGACCTTTAATAGATGGAAGAGTTTGGGAATACCTACTATAGGTATGTATACAGCTAGGCCTACCCACGCCCCGATGGATATTCCTGGTTCTATTGCTCTTCCTGGTTCTGCTGATCCTCCCAAGCCGCTTAAAGTTATTCGTCCCTCTCCTCTGTTTCTAGAAAGTGAGGTATCCTGGAAAAAAGTAAATTTGTGGCACGATTGGCCCGATTTTTCATCGGGGGTAGGTAACTTCCATCATATGTTTAATCTTGATATTGAGTATATTAAAAATTGTGGGCCAAAGAAATGTTATGATTGTCCAACCCCACCAGATATAGCACACTCCTGGAGTCCTAACTGTAGAAATAGAATTCTTACCCTTAGGGCTCCTATAGAGATTACTGGAACTATGCCTTTAGACGCTTGGATGCGCGATCAGGATTCGGAAACTAGACGGAATGGTTATTTAGTTTTTAATGATTATTACTGGTACATTGATAGGACTTATCCTGTACCCCAAACCAAGAAGTGGGCAGAAGGGTGGAATTTGATCGATAGCTATGTTAGGTTTGTTGGAGGTCCTTCCGAATTCACATCTCCTGTGCTGACTTCAGAAGGTCCTGCTTATGCACGGTATCCTGGTTTTGGTCAAGATATTTTTGAGGGGGACAGGCAAAATGATGTTTCCCAAGGACTACACCAAATAAAACTTAGACTTAAAGAGCTATTGCAAAATGCAGTCACCACATTCGAAGGTGGTCTACCCAGTGAAAACCCCGACATATTTTGTGGGGGTCTGAATTTAACTGATGCTAATATAAATCAAATCCTGGCGGACTTTGCTAAACAATGGAAAGAGCAATCTATCGCTAATGATATTTTCAACCAAGAACCCCCTCCAATAGGGGGGGGGAATGCCCCAGTCATCAGGGGTTTCTACCCATGACTATAGGGAGTATATAAATTATGAGCTTTGGAGACGTAACTACTACTACTACAGGAAGTCCTCACCAACAAACAGTTGCTAAACGCCCATTTGAGCCTTCAGGCCCAGGCACCTATGCATCTGGCCCTCCACCCGTTTCAGGTCCTCCTACCGAAGCATCCACCCCTCCACCCGTTTCAGGCCCTCCAACAATCCCAGGACCATGGTTATGTGTTGAAACCGCTTCAGAGCTTATGCTTATAATTTCGTTATCAATTGAGCAAACAGTCAATTGGGGGCATAGTGGGGCTGGTGACGTGGTTAGCTTTGGGATCTTCGGGGAGATTGATATAACTGGAAAGAGTAAGCGAACATGTATGCCGAAAGAGGCTGCGGAAGCCATGGTAGCAGCAGGACAAGGCTGTACCTCTGTAATGGATCAAGAATATACGTCTGTGTCAATGGGAGCCGATCCGCCCGAGCTTGTCCCCTTTATAGGAGGATCCTCTGCAAGGCTGGGTCCTTTCTTTGTTAGTAAGGTCTTCGGAAAACCATTTACTAGGTATACTTACCCCTTTGAAAAGATAAAGGTCTACAAGATGCTTCGAAGGCCTCTAGGTGTAACCACTCAGCACTGGCCCGATCCAGAGCCCGTCATCCCTCCAATAGGGCAGATACCATGGGAGGACTGGTTCAGGCTGAATTTCCAAGGCCCTGGACGCTTGTGGTGGGATAAGACAAGAATGGTTGTCTATCATTCGTATGGGCGTCCGTTTATCAAAAGAGGTGTATCCTGGGAAAAAGTAAATTTGTGGGACAATTGGAGGGGTCTTTTAGGGATGACAGGCACCTTCAATCATAATTTTGATCTTAAGCTTGGATATTTTAAAACTTGTGGACCGAAGATATGTTTTGAGTGTGCTGCCCCTGACGGTACAACAACAACCGCTGCAGGCAATATATGTATGGATAAACAAATGAAACTTCTGGTTCCTATAAATATTACTGGAACTATGGGGATGGGGCGTTGGCTGAGTGATCAGGATTCTGATACTAGACGGAATGGTTATTTAGTTTTTAATGATCCTTACTGGTACAGTGGGCGGGCTTATCCCTCGGACGCGGAGCGTCCAATTGATCTGCCGCACTTCACTGAGGGGTATGGAAGTACTGCAGCCACAAATCCTTTGGTGGCTTCAGAAGGTCCAGGTTATGCACGGTATCCTGGTTTTGGTGCTGATATTTTTGAGGGGAATAGGCAAAATGATGTTTCCCAAGGACTACACCAAATAAAACTTGAACTTCAAAAGGCATTACAAGATGCCACATCGGGATGGATAGGAGGATTTCCCGTACCCATAGCATTAGACACAGACATATTTTGTGGAGACATGAGTTTAACTGATGCTAATATAGATCAAATCCTAGCAGACTTTGCTAGACAATGGAAAGGGCAATCTATCGCTACTGATAAAGCTCTTCTAGGCCCGTATTAGCCTCCACCATGAGGTAATGTCCCAGGTGTCTCGGAAGGATATTAATAGTTACTATAAAAGAGAAACAGTAATTATTATCTAAATAATTAAGGAAACAGCACTAAATATACTTAGAGAATACCTCTCTCTATTATCTTAAGGAAAAATAAATATGGCTCGATTAACTAGAACACTAGGTAGAAATACAAACACAATGCCTTTCTCGGTATTAATTCCACAGAAATGGTGGACAAGAGACGCGGATCAACCTGGGTCAGGAGCCCTGTTCACTACTGGATGTTTTGCCCATGAACAACTACAATCAGTTCTTTCGGCACATATGATTTGTATAAATGGTTATTGCTCCGGGGGTTGGAACCTTTATCTGAAGTTTTGCTCCGAACAAGATTGTTACGAAGATCCTCAAAAGGAAAATCTTAATGGAGAAGATAGTTTTTCATCTAGTGGAGAGGGAGACTCCAGTATTATTATGGTAGGTGTACGAGGGGGTCTTCAGGAGGCTCAATACTATAAAGGTTCAATAAAATTAACCCATACTTATCATGTCGGTCCTTGCCGGGGTCTTGCTTGTTCGGGGGCGGATTGGATTCCTCCTAATCCTAATAACTACTGTGGGGATAAATATTATTCACCAAGAAGTCCGTCAATTTATACAAACGGCAGCTTCGCGGGGGTTCCTTTAGGAGAAATAGCAGATTCCACCATTTTTAATGCTCCTGCCTGCTTGCCTATTGGTGATGGAACAAAAGTATGTGCAGGAAGTAAATTTACTGACTGGTTAGATATTTTTGAGTTACTTGAATCTAACCCGCTTTTTGTTGACCAAGGAAGTGTTGGACCTATAACAGCTTTGCATGAGATGTACAATTTCCACATGGGGCAGTGGGCAATCTTTGGTGGTTCGCAGACTGGCGGGTTCGATTCCTGGAATTGGCTGTGCCCACCTCCTCGCCAAACTGGTGATGAGTGCATAGATGATTGGAGAAAAGGTTGGATCAACGAATCAACACGCTTAAATAGTTGTTGTTAATGTAAGGTGCATTTATATGGCCGCACCACAAAATTGGAGTGATACCCCCCATCCTTATGTCGGAGTTCCCAAACAGTACCCACTTGATTTAACAGAAAAATCTTGGTTTGGGTTACCTTGGTATCATTTTAGGTGTGATTGGGAATTAACTGGCCCAGGTCATGAACATAATCTTTATGATGTTACAGGGGGTCCTGCTCAAATTAATGATAGGGTTGTAAGATGGAGTAACGCTTACGGAGGGGGGGTAGGTGATGCTGTAGTACACCCTGGTTCGACTTACTATGGGGACGAGGCTGCACCTAGACTTGTTGAGATCATTATTGAAGGACAACCTTTCAAAGCTTTATCCTTTACTGGAAAAGAATATCTTGGCATTGAAGGTGCGGAAGTCATTACTAAGTATGATCTGTCAGACGGCCCCTTATTTGCAACTTGTGGAACTTTATACCAAGATAAATCTTATGCAGGGCCTGGAAGCAGAGCAGGAGCCTCCTTCCTTTTTGTAGTATCGGCTGATACGTCTATGAGAAATGGCTATCATTATAACTATTCTCAAGGTGTGAGCCCTTATAGTGCTCTTCTTTATGGTAGACACCCTCAATTAAATTGGCCTCCATACGGAAAGGATTTTTGGACATTTTGCTCGAATAATCCATGGTCTCCTTGGTGTCCTAATGGAGGGGCACAACCTGATATTCCTTCGGGAGAACACGGTTGGAATGGTCCTGAAGACGATGGTATTGAATTCTGGTACGCTGCAGGGACACCAAATAATCTTCCTTCCAATCCGCAGACTTGGGGGAATGGAGGAGGGCCTACTACTATGATGAAGTTTGGACCTCAAGGATGGCATGTTTGCCGTGGATCAGGAATTCAGTGGCCTTCACCTTATATTCCTACTAGGGAAGAAAACAATATTGGATATATTGAAGCGAAACGCGGCGGCTCTGATGGAGGTTTTTTAAATGTTCCAAGTTATTCAATTTGGGGATTCCCCAATTACTGGCCTGATCAGCAATCAACTCCAAAGACAGGACTCCAAGCTATTTTATTAGAGTTTGTAAACGAAGATATAACAGGGCCTTCTCATTCGGATCTTCCTACTAATTGGCCTGAGCTTCTACAGGCGTATGATGGCCCTACTGTAAATGTTTACGGTATTAGTAAGGACTGGTTACCTAGAGCAGCGAACGACCCTCCTCAAGGGTGTCCTGGTTTTGGATCAGGAGAAGAGCAAATGCTTAAACCTGTTTACACTAACAAAGAAATTTGTGTATCCCCTGAAGCGAGAACAAATCCCCAAATTCCTGCTCATTACTTTGACCTAATGAAATACCCGCATAGTTATCCCGCTATGAAAAACAAAACTTTGTGGTATAAGAAAGTTCTCTACCTTGGAGGATTACCTGCTGTTGCACTTACAAGTGAGCCTGCTGGAACAGATGGTAAATATGGTCACGGATTTAAAGGCTATATTTTTGAGATATTAATGCTTGAAGGGGTTCTTAATACTTCGGATAAAAGGATTCTTTTTAATACTCTAAAAGCTAAATATAATAAGGGGTTAGGATAATGTTTATTGAGGACAATAAAAGAAAAAATAAACCAGAAGGGACTTTTACTGATCCTGATAAACACGCACCGAAGGTTATTTATAAAGGTCCTTTAATTCCTGATGTGGCATATGAGCAGATAACAGGAAATACCCCGACCTCCTTGGACTCCCTGTGGGTTGAGGTCTACGGGGATCCTGATAAAGATTTAGGAGCTAAGAGATAATTTATGTCTTATGGGGTAACTAATTCCTCTCCCACCTCTTTAGCTACCTGCTTAGATCCTATGTTTGGGAGTACTACAGTATTTGTAAACGATGGGGGAGTATCGAAGATTCGAGTAAATACTACGGTTACAGGAGGACAAATTACAGGTCCTGGAAGTGCGTATGTAAATTGTGAAGATCAGCCCGTATCTGTAGCTGGAGATGCTATAACGGCGCACCCCCCCTGTCCTCTCCCCCCTACTCATTGTGCTGCATTTACCACAGGAAGTTCTGATGTTTTTACCGGGGGGATTTATCCTCCCGCTGGATCTCTTGGAAGTGGTGCAAGCCCTGGACAGCCTATATTACCTCAACTTGTAGTTACTGGATTTACTGTGCAGCTTCCCGCTATTCCTGCCGTACCTCCAAATCAATATATTTTCTATGTACCTTCACCTCTAATTGCGTGGCCTGGGCCTACAGTGTTCAATTACTCTATTCAAAATCAGGGGGTATCGCATACAGGGCCATTTAAAATTGGTTTATATGAGGTTTTAGGGCTTGAAGTGGATTATCCTCCTTTATCGCCATTACCCTCCTTTATTACTATTACGGAAGAAACTCCTCTTACCTTTCCTAACATTGTACCTATTGAAACTAGAATTATTAATAATCTTGCCCCTGATCAATCTAGTTCTGATACTTGGAGCATAGAATTAGGAAACCCGTTTTCGATTATTCCCGTGCTTAAAAATAGGTACTATATATTAGCCGTTGATATTTTACTCCAAGTTGTGGAGCCTATAGATTATGATAATTCATCCCCAGTAGTTGCTATTAGTTGCCTACGGGTTACATAGTTATGAACTTAAAAAGATATATGCTACCTAGGGTAGCGCACTGCTGAAAGGGGGCTTATCTCTCTAGTTAGAGGGGCTTAAGCATTGAAAAGAAAGAATAAGGGATATAAAAACAAAGACCCTAGATACTTTGAGAAGGTTAACTTTCTTAAAAAGCAAATCAAGCGTTTATTTGTTCGAGAGAGCAAACGAAAACATGGAAAAAAATTAATATGAATTGGCAAGATAAAATTTATGAGAGTTTGGTAGAGGCAGAAAGGACAGGTAAAGGCCATCAGTTTTCCAAACAAAAAACAAAGTCAGGAATGAAACTTAGAGGTTTTCACGATCCTAGGGCAATGCAAGCTAAGAAAACCTCAGCAGAAAACAGATCTTGGAAGGACCCTGAAGGGGTAACTGGAAGAGGAGCAAGACGGACAATTACTGCGAGGAAACCTTCTACTAAATATCACGGTAGGGGATTCTTGAAAAGGTGATTACTAATTAGGAATAGGTTGGAACCCATAGATCAAGTTTGAAGTAGCGGTACGCTTTTCGTGCTTGGAACTTCGCAGAACTCCTCCTATTTTTTAGGGGGAGTTTTTTATGTTCCAATAGTTCACCCACAGCCCTTACAGAACCCTAATTCATAACCTGCTCGGTCACAAGCCGACTTCAGCGCAGCATCGGTTGAACCCGCCCCGGTGCCCGCAACGTAGGTTCCGCTAACCCTAAAAGGTACTTGGCTCGCGGCACCATCTTCTTTTTCGCATTTACAGGCAGCGTTATATTGTATTGATGGCAGGGCTCCAGGATACTCTATCGTGACCCAAGCACATGGTTCGCAACACACTTCAGAGAAAGATGCAAAGAACCGAAATCTTCCCTCCTCTACACTTCCTTCTGTAATTCCCCCTTCTGCATCCATGGGATTATCGGTGTAACCATTACCATTGGGGTCCACAGGCCATAGAAAATCTATATTAAGACAACAGCAATCAAGAGAAGCTTCGCCTACAGCGAAAAAATTTGTTTCGGAAGTAAGGGGGTCTTTTTTAATATAAACTAATATCTCACATTTTTTTATTTGATAACACTGATACTCGGTATATTGTTGTCCTTCAGCTTCTTTAGGGCTCCCTCCTAAAGATTCTACGGTGTACACTGTTCCAAAATTCATAAATTACCCTCCATAGTATATAGAAAAAAAATAGGAAAAGTTAGCATTCTTTTGTTTAAATAACTATCTATAATAGAAAAAGGAGTTGCTGGTATAGGACTCCTTCCCCCCTTGTCGAAAGAAAGGAGACATATTATGGGAAATTTTTATTGGACTAATTTTGAGTCTATTTGGAGCCACTTTGATACGGTTCTAAACGATTGGGATAGTATGGTGATTCAACCTAAGAAGCAATTGTCGCTTCTCCCAAACTACCCCCACACTGATTGCTGGATTGATAATGAAGGCAATAACTTGTATTTAAGATTTGCTCTCGCAGGTTATGCAAAAGAGAGCCTTAAAGTAAGCGCAAGTAAAAATATATTGCGCGTTGCAGCTAATGGAGAGAAGGAAGAAGGTGTAAAATTTGTACACCAGGGCATCAGTAAAAAAGATGTGGATTTCTCTCTCAATATTGATGAGGTTTTTGATTTGAAAGAAACTGATATTGATTTTACTCAGGGGCTCTTAACAATAAGAATTCCAAGAGCAGCAGAAGCGCAAATATTTGAAATTAAACTTCCTTCGGAAGCTGTTGTTCCTTCTGAAGTACTTGAAGAAGAAGCTGAAGAAGAGATTGAAAAAAAGTAAGTTTAAACCTAACTCCTTAAATATATAAGCTGGTTGTTATTACAGCAACCAGCTTATTTTATACTGCTGTGGCAGGTAAATGTTTATTGAATAGAGCTAAAAATGCAGCCCTGTTTTTGTGCCAAGAATCTCTTCCAGTAAGTTCTCCTCTCGATTCGTGGCGTATCTGGATGGGAAGAGTGTAATTTTTAAGTTTTTTAAGATAAGTTTGAAATGTATAGAAGATATCATAAAAATCCCAGTCTCCTTCAAAGGTTTTAGGTTTAGTTAGCTGAATCTGGCGTAAAGTTTTTACTGATGCTGCTAAGAAAATGCCATCCATTACAACAACTTGTCCAAATTTGCCGTAAAATGAGGAATCCATAGTGGTTACATCATCTCCATGGAAGGCAAACCCGCTATGCGCTCCCTGCTGCCATAATTTTAAGTCCCACCATACCGCGCTTTGTGAAAACATCCTAGTTCCAGCCACGCCAACGAAACCTGTTTCTTCTTTTGTGAGTTTTTCTTTGAGAAGAGTAGTAAATACAATAGGCTCTGTAAGAATTTCAATATCATCATGGCAGAAAATGATGATATCATCTAAATTAGCATTTAGATTTTCAACTCCCTCGGAGTAGGCAGAAAAAATAGAACCTTTATTTATTAAAAGTTTTGACTCAATATTGCATCGTTTAAAGTACTCTAATAGAGCAGCAGTAGTTTTAGTAGGAGTATCATCTCGGGTGCAAGTTAAGGAATAAATATTCATGGAAAATAATATATTAGAAGAATTTAAAAAATGTAAAAAAGACCCGCAATACTTTATGTGTAATTATGTACACGTTACACATCCTGTACGAGGGTTGGTCCCCTTTAGATTATACCCATTTCAGGAGATGATTGTTGGAGAACTTCAAAAAAATAGATTTAATATCCTCCGAAAATTTAGACAGGCAGGATGTACAACGATTGCTTCGGCCTACTCTTTGTGGCTGGCTATTTTTCACAAACACCAAGCTATAGTTATTCTTTCAAAAGGTGATACAGAAGCAACTGAAGTGTTGGATAGAATTAAAGTTATGTATGAAGAATTACCTAAGTTCTTACAACCTGGAATTTCTGAGGATAATAAGCATACCCTAAAATTAAAAAATAGATCAATTATTAAATCTCGTCCCTCAGGAAAACAATCAGGACGGTCATTAGCTGGATCTTTTCTAATTGTTGATGAGGCAGCCTTTATTGAATCTATTGATACCATCTGGGCTGCAGTTTACCCAATTATTTCTACGGGGGGCCGTGCGTTTATCTTGTCCACTGTAAATGGAGTAGGTAACTGGTTTTTTGAAACTTATATGAAAGCAGTAGAACACGCTAACGCATTTACTGCTATTGATATTAAATGGAAAACCCACCCTGAGTATCATAGAAACACTGGATACGAACATCTTTATGAGGAAATGATAAATCGAACCCCCTCACTTAATGTTGATGAGTGGGAAAAAATTACTAAGGCAAATATGCCTAGAAAACAATGGCTTCAAGAATATGAATGTGAGTTTTTGGGTACAGGAGATACTTTTGTTGATGGTATTATTCTTTCTCACTTGGCCGAAAATGTATCTTCTGATTATTATATTAAATATAATAATAGAATGCGCGTGTGGAAAGATCCTGAACCCTACTATGAGTATATCATTGGAGTAGATACTGCTTTAGGACGAGATAGAGATTACTCCGCATTTCAAGTAGTAAATTTATACAACGGAGAGGTAGTAGCCGAATTCTATAGCAATAAAACCACCGTCGATGAGTTCTCCGCAATACTAAACAAGGAAGGTATTTACTATAATCTAGCTAATATGGTCGTAGAGCGAAATACTATCGGAAATCATGTGGTAGATTTGCTCTATAATAAATTAGAGTACGAGAATTTATGGCATGATGAGAAGGGGCTTGCCGGGTTTCAGATAACCGCTAAAAACAGAGACGTTATTTTATCTGAATTAGAGGAAGCGATACGAACGAATGTATTAAAAATTAACTCAGAACGTACTTTAAATGAACTAAATACTTTTGTAATAACCGCTGCTGGGAAGATAACAGCCGACAGGGGAAGACACGACGATTTAATAATGAGTTTAAGCCTAGCGAATCATATTATGAAGGATACTAGAGAGGGGTCTTTCCTTGAAATTAAAAATGAGTCTGCGTTTAAACAAGAGAATATGTATCCTATTAAAAATAATATGCCCGTAATCTCACATGGGGGACCAAAAGTAGAAGATTTAACATGGCTGATGAAGTAAAGAAACAAATAACCGAAGACGAAACCACATGGCAGGGTAATTTTTCCACAGCGGGACCTTATTTCTATCCTAGGGGAGCAATCGGACGATGGTTTGCGCGATTCTTTGCTTCTCCCGCTCAAAAAGAAGTAGCCAAAAAAATTAATGACTTCGAATCTCCAGATCAAGGAGGAGACACTAAAGTAAATAGCTCGGATGTTACCTCGGGAGATACAGGCCTAGCCTTTACCGTAAACAGAGCAACCCCAGTATTTTCCGAGATTGAAAGGTCTAGAAGAAATAGGTATCAGGAGTACGAACGAATGGATGAGTACTCTGAATGTGGGGCGGCATTTGATATTTATTCAGATGATTCTACGCAAAAAGATACACAGCATCGTAGATGGACTATTCAATCTAATAACCCTGAAGTTGTCCAAGAGGTAGAAAAGCTCTTTGAAAATATTCAGTTAGATAGAGTGTATTACGATATTGTTAGAAATATGGTAAAGTTTGGGGATTGCTTTATGGAGCTTATTCTAGATATAAATAATCCTTTAGCAGGTATTCAAAAAATTAAAATACTTAACCCTAATTATATTATTAGAGTAGAGAATGATTATGGATACTTAAAAACCTTCTTACAGCAGATCCCTGACAAGAACTCTTTAGACCCTTCTAACCCTCCTCCAGATGGTGGAATGGGGATCAAAAGTTCTAATTATATTGAATTAGATAGAAACCAAATAATTCACTTTAGGCTATTTACCTCGGATCCTAAATTTTACCCTTACGGGAAGTCGATAGCAGCTTACGGGGTACAAGTTTTTAGATCCTTACGGATGATGGAGGATGCCATGCTTATTTACCGATTAGCACGGGCGCCTGAAAGACGAATTTTTTATATTGATGTAGGAAACTTGCCTTCTAGCAAAGCTGAACTTTTTGTAGAGCGGGTAAAAGAGAAATTTAAGAAAGAAAAGTATTTCCGTGGTAATGGCATTGATAATAGATATAACCCACTAGCTGCCGACGAGGACTACTTTGTACCCATTAAAGGAAACCAAGGAACAAGAATTGAAACGCTGCCGGGAGCAACTAACCTTGGCGAAGTTACAGATGTATCCTACTTTAGGGATAAGCTTTTAGCGGCTTTAAAAGTTCCTAAGGATTATATTGTAGATCAAAAAGATAAAGCTCCTGAAAGAAAAGCAAATTTATCTGAGTTAGATGTTAAATTTGCAAGAGCAGTAGGGCGAGTACAGCAGATGTTTGAAGTAGGGTTGGAGACTGTAGCAAAAAGACACTTGGCATTAAAAAGTTATCCTATCACTTTAATTAATGCTCTTCGTATTCGACTACCTGATCCTTCCGATAGATACACGAAGCGTAGATTAGAGATTGATCAAGCTAGACT